AGCGATCACAGGAGGAACATTAACAACGGTCAATGGATCTAGAACTGTAACTATTAATAAAGGTTCACATGGTCTAGCTGTTGGAAGATACGTAACTCTCTCATCAGTTTCTGTTACAGGAGATTCGGATTTTACAGCAGCTGAACTAGAACAAGTTTATGAAATATTAACTGTTCCTGATATAGATAAATTTACAGTGCAAGCATCTCGTGCTGAAGGAGGAACTGGTATGACAGCAGCAGGATCTGTAACTGTTAATCCTTATGTTATCGTGGGACCAAGAACGCAAACAACAGGTTTTGGTTGGAGTACGTCAACATGGGGCGCGAGCACTTGGAACACACCTAGAGGCACAAGCACAGTAACTCTAGATCCAGGAAACTGGAGCCTTGATAACTTTGGTCAAGTTTTGGTTGCAACTATTTTTGATGGAGAAACTTTTACTTGGGATGCAGGTGCGTCTAATCCTAGAGCTCAAAGAGCGTCCAAGACAACAACTAATTTTCAAACTACAAATAATCCTGGAGCCACTAGATTTACACTAACTTCAGATAGAGATAGACACTTATTTCACTTTGGAACTGAAACAACTATTGGTGACACTACAACACAAGATCCAATGTTTGTAAGATTTTCTGATCAAGAAAATTTAAATCTATACACACCAACAGCTACTAACACAGCAGGTACATTTAGACTAGATACAGGTAACGAAATTAGAGCAGCACTTCAAGGTAAAGATTATGTGTTTGTCATAACTGATCTTGCAGCTTATGTTATACAATTTGTTGGTCCACCATTTACATTTAGTGTTAGACAAGTTGGTACGAATTGTGGATGCATTGGTCAACACGCAGCGGTTTTTATTAATGGTGCTGTATATTGGATGGGAGCCGAAGGTGGATTTTTTGTTTTTGACGGAACTGTTAAATCGTTACCATCACTTGTGGAGGATTTTGTATTCTCAACAGATGGAACTAATTTAGGATTAAACTTTAATTCTAGAGATATTGTATACGCAGGTGCAAATAATTTATATACAGAAGTAAATTGGTTTTATCCAAAGTCAGGATCAGAACAGATTGATAGATGTGTAACTTATAATTATCAAGAAAACATATGGACTACATCGTCTTTAGATAGAACTACATATTCAGATCAAGGAGTATTTGATGCCCCTTACGCAACCGATTATGAAGCCACATCTACACCTGTATTTCCTAGCATATTAGGAATAACCAACACTGCTGGTGCAAGTATTTACTATGAACACGAAGAAGGAACGGACCAAGTTAATAGTTCAGGTACGGGAGCTATACCAGCATTTATAAGATCAGGAGATTGGGATATTACATCTAGACGAAGCGCCTTGGGTCAAGCAACAGGGGTTGTAGATTACAGAGGTGATGGTGAATTTTTTATGGCTGTAAGAAGATTCATTCCTGATTTTAAATATCAAACAGGTAATGCTAAAGTAACTATATTTGTTAGTGCTTATCCTGATGACGTAGCTGTAAGCTCACCATTAGGTCCCTTTACAATAACATCGACCACTGATAAAGTTGATACTAGAGCTCGAGGAAGATTAGTATCAATTAAAATAGAAAATGATTCTACGGGTGAGTCATGGAGATACGGAACTTTTAGACTGGATGCACAACCGGACGGTAGAAGATAATGATAGATATAGGAGACATACGTAGATTTGAACAAGTTTTAAGAGATAGACAGTTTGCTCCTCAAAATCTTGGTATCATGAACACCAATCAAGCTGCTATGTTTTCAGATGATGCGGGTCTTGATGAAGAATATTATGAAAATTTTGCAGAGGTGGCTCAACCGGGTTTTAATTTAGGTTTTGCAAAACAATTAGGCTCAGGTCTTTTAGGTTTAGTTACTCAAAATCCTCTCGCTGGTCTTATAGGTAGAGGCATAACTGCCTTAGGAGGCAGATTTGGTAGTCCAGGAGTACGAGGAGGTGTTAGCTTAAGAGGTGATTCAATGTTCGATACTTTTGGAAGATCAACGAGTTTTGCAGACTTTGCACAAAGAGTGAGAGACAAAAGAGCTAGAGAAGCAGCTGCAGCAAGAGGATCTGTTAAAGATCTTCAAGGTAGAATTGATAGAGGAGATTTTGATGGTGGTGGTAAAGATGATGCTCCAGGTGGCGCAGCTTCTAATCAAGATGCATCCAGAGGAGGACAGTACGAAAGATAATGGCTAAGATAACTAATTACATACCAGAACCAAAACCAGAATACGATGCAGAAAATCAAAGACAAATATTAGAGTCCTTGACTACTTTACAAAATCAGTTAAATTTTTCTTTTCAACAAGATTTAAAAAACGAACAGGACGCATTTAATTACTTTTTATCATGAGTATAAATTATAAAAACGCGAGTGTCATATTAGCTACTACAAATATGACCACAGTTTTAAGCATACCAGTTACAGCCGTAGCAATTGTAAAATCTGTATACATATCTAATAATAGCACAGGAGCTGTGAAGGTTAATTGTGATCTTAGAGATAGCTCAGCTAGCACAGATATAGAATTTTTTAGAAAAGACATACCAGCAACGAGTAGTGTAAATGCAACTGAACAAGGCTTGAATTTAGAAGTAGGAGATGCTATAAAAGCTCAAGCAGAAACTGCAAATAAACTAGAAGTAGTTGTCAGTTATGCTTTAATAAATAGAGAGAATGAAAACGGATAATTTACCAAAGATCGATTGTACAACTATAGTAACATATAGAAATACAAAGACTGGAGAAACATATAAAGAAAAGAAAGAAGGACCTGATATTGTCCAAGATATTACAGTGCAGGTTACTAATAAAGGTCTAGAAGTATTTCAGAAAGTAATGAATGACACAAAAAAACCAAAACCCTAAGGGCGGAACAGAATTACAATTCGACTATTTAAGAAAACATGTCGATAAAAATTTATTAGATCAAGTACAAATTTGTACTTCGGTCCCAGAAAAGATACCATTACATCCCACAAAACCAAATATACTTTGGCAAAAAAATTCTTATGATCAGCCTAACTTAGCTCCCTGGTTTAGTAATCCGGCTAATCATAATAAATACGACTGGTATGTTTTTAATTCACATTGGTGTTATGAAAAATATAGATATCATTTTAATATACCCACTAATAGATGTGTAGTTATTAAAAATGGTATTGATAAGATAGAACAGTCTAGACCTTATCAAGAAGGTCAACCTATAAAGATAATACATCAAAATACACCTTGGCGTGGTTTATCTATATTGTTAGGTGCAATGCAATTGGTAAAAAATCCTTTGGTTACTTTAGACGTGTATTCATCTACAGAAGTTTATGGTAAAGAATTTTACGATCGAAATGATCATGAGTACAAAGAGCTTTACGAACAAGCTAAAGCATTACCAAATGTAAATTATATCGGATACAAGTCTAATCAATACATAAAAGATAATTTAAAAAATTATCACATGTATGCTTATCCTAGTATTTTTGAAGAAACGTTTTGCATATCTTTACTTGAGTGTATGGCTGCAGGTTTATATTGTATTGTAAATGATTTTGGTGCTTTATATGAAACAGGTGCTGAGTTTCCTATGTATATTCCCTATGATGCTAATCATAGAGCTATGGCACAAAAGTTTGGTTTTGGTATAGAACAAGCATCACATACATTACATCAAAAACAAATACATGATCATTTAGGTTCTCAATCTAGATACGCACATATTTATTACAATTGGAATAAGATTGCTATGCAATGGACAACATTTTTGAAAGGAGTTATTAGTGCAAGACAATCCAAATAAACCTATCTGGTTTAACAAAGACACCTATCAAACTATTCAACAATCTAACACACGTTCAGAAGTAATAGATTTATCAGATCCACCTGATAGATCTCCACATAAAATTATGGTGTGCACTCCTTGTCATAGTGATACTTCAATGCACTACACTCAGGCTGTTTTAAAATTTCAACAGGAATGTATTTTAAGAAAAATATTAGTTAGTTTTACTTTATTAAAATCTTCTTTAGTTACACAAGGTAGAAATTTATGTGTGGCTGAAATGTTAAATCATGAAGACGGTTATACACATTTATTATTTATAGACTCTGATATTGATTTTAATTTTACTACAATTGAAACTATGTTAGCCGCTGATAAAGATGTTATTGCATGTCCTTATCCAATGAAGTCAATAGATTGGGATAAGATATTTGCGGAAAAAGATAAAGCTGAAAACAAAGATAAACTAAAAAGACCTGGATATACTTTTCCTATTAAACTAGAAAATCAAAACGAAATACATTCTAGTAAAGGTATTGTAGAGGCAACTCACGCTCCTACTGGTTGTATGTTAATTAAGAGAACTGTATTAGAAAAAATGATAAAACATTACCCTGAGTTACAGATATATCAGCCCACCAATATTAATGGTAAAGAGGTTAAAAAACCAAACTTTTACAACTTTTTTGATACTATTCACGACCCTAAAACTAAACGTTATTTTGGTGAAGACTTTGGTTTTTGTCAAAGATGGACAGATATGGGTGGTAAAGTATATCTATATATCATGGATTACATAACCCATGTAGGTGAGCATCAGTTCTGCGGTAGGTTCTTCGACAACCTAAAACCAGCTATTGA